CAACTAATTATAACACATCTTCGGATTATAGATTAAAAGAAAATGTAGTTTCTATGACAGATGCTTTAGATAGAGTAAGTCAATTAAAACCTAGTAGATTTAATTTTATTGCAGATTCAGATAAAACAGTAGATGGATTTTTAGCACACGAAGTTCAAGAAATAGTACCTGAAGCTATCACTGGAGAAAAAGACGCAGTAGATGAAGAAGGTAATTTAGAATATCAGGGAATAGACCAATCAAAATTAGTTCCATTATTAGTTGGTGCAATACAAGAACTGAAAGCAGAGATAGACGAATTGAAAAAAAATAAATAGTATATTTGTATAAATTAAAATTATGGCTAAAAACACAAACACTTATTCTTGGAACTGTAGAACCGTAGATTGTTATCCAACATTTGAAAGCGATAGCGATGTGGTTTATAACATTCATTGGAGATATACCGCTACAAGTTCCGTAGTTGACTCTAAAGACAATCCTTATGTTTCTTCTATAATAGGAACACAAACTATTAGTACAGAGGATATTACAGATTTTATACCATTTGCAGATTTAACAAATGAAATTGTTACTGAATGGTGTGAAACTACTATGGGTGAAGAAACTATAGCAATTATGAAAATAAATATTGATAAATCAATAGAAAATCAAATCAATCCCACGTCTATAACTCTAACTGTAGCGGAGTAATAAAATTATCTTTATAATTCTTTATTTAGTTTTGTATTATGTTTAATATAAAATATAATTATTATGGCTAGTACAGGATTAATGAATGGAACCGTTGTAGTTTTAAGTGTATCTACTGATGGTACATCTTACACAACAATTGGACACGCATCATCATCTTCAATTTCTTTTGCTTTAGACACGCCTGACGCGACGTCAAAAGACTCAGGTGGTTATAGAGAAGTAATTGCTGGTGTTAGATCTCTTGATTTTAGTTTTGATGGTTTTGTCGCTTACGATGACACAGTTGACGTGGATACGTTACTTGGATATATTAATGGAAGAACTCAAATACATTGTAAATTTGGAACTGCCGTAACTGGTGATTCAGTTTATAGTTGTGCAGGATTTCTTACATCTATAGATTACTCTGCTGATAGTGAGCAACCAGTAACATACTCAGGAACTTTTGTTTCTAGTGGTACTGTAACTATTGCACAAAATTCATAAATTTTTAAATTACAATTAAAAGTTGTAATTTTAATTAATGAACAAAAAAAGAGGTTACATTGAAGTAGAAATTGGAGGGAAAAAAAGATCCCTCCATTTTTCTATGAATTTTTGGTGTCATTTTACCGATACTTTAGGAATCGGATTAAATGACTTAGAAACTTATTTTACATCTTCAAACTTTAGTATTTCTACTATTCGTACTTTAATTTATTCAGGACTTATTGCTTATGATCAAGAAGAAAAAAAAGCTATAGACTATACTATTTATGATGTTGGTTCTTGGCTTGAAAACTTTGATTCTAAGCAACTTTCAGAAGTTATGAATGTATTATCTCAATCACGAATTTTAGGCAATGATTTGAATATGGGAATATCACGAGTAAATAAAGACGAAAAAAAAAAGTAGAGACTGATCTTTGGGAAGATTTACTAGACTTTTATATTGGTCAATGTGGAATAGACCCTGAAGTTTTTTGGCGTAATACATTTAATGAAAATATACGTTTATCAGAATCATATCAAATCAATCATAATTTAGAATGGGAACGCTTGCGATACATTTCAGCGATGCTTGTAAATGTAAACGTATCTAAGTCATCGCAAAGGATTCAACCGCAAAAACTTTTTAAATTACCTCAAGATATTAAAAGCAAAAAAAAGAAAGGAAAAATATTATCTAAAGATGAAGTAGATTCATTATTAGAAAATTGGGATACAATAGAAAAAAAAGGAAATAAACGAAAACTTTAATATTATTATATTTGTTGATAAATTAATCTTATGCCTTTAAATACAGAAAAATTAGAATTTCGGATAACTGGTGATTCACGTGGTTTTAAAAATGCAGTTAAACAATCAGAAAAAAGTGTTAACGGTTTTCAATCACGTCTAAAAGGATTAGCATCAACTATGAAATTGGCTTTTGCTGGTGGTGGAGTAGCAATGGCTGGTGCTGCCATAAAATCAGCTTTAAGTTTTGATAGATCAATGACAAAAATCAAATCGTTGGTGGGTATCGCTAGTGATGAGGTTGATGCAATGGGAAAGACAGCTATGAAGATGTCGAAGGATACTGGAAGAAGTGCTACTGAAGCAGCCGATGCTTTATTCTTTATAACATCCGCAGGACTTCGTGGAGCAGAAGCAATGGATGTTTTAGAAGCATCTTTAAAAGCTAGTGCAGTAGGACTTGGTGAAACAAAATCTATAGCAGATTTAACAACGTCTGCAATTAATGCTTATGGTTCTTCTAATTTATCTGCAATGGAAGCAACAAATGTTTTAGTTGCATCTGTTAGAGAAGGTAAACTTGAAGCATCAGAACTTGCTAGTTCTATGGGACAAGTTCTACCAGTCGCTTCAAATATGGGTGTAAGTTTTGATGAAGTTGGTGCTGCTTTAGCAGCTATGTCAAGAACTGGAACAAATGCTTCTGTAGGTGCTACACAATTAACCGCAGTTTTAGCTGGCTTATTAAAACCTACTATGGATGCAGAAAAAGCCTTAGATGAAATGGGTTTATCTAGTGCGGGATTAAAACAACAAATAAAAGAAGAAGGTTTATTATCGGTATTAAAAACTTTAAAAATAGAATTTGATAAAAATGCAGATGCAGCAAGTAGAGTTTTTCCTAATATTAGAGCATTAAAAGCAGTTTTAGATTTAACTGGTGCAAGTGCTGATGTTAATAATAGAATCTTTAAAACATTAGAAACCACATTAGGTGATCTAGATACCGCTTTTACAACTACAGCAGAATCAGCCTCTCATAAATTTGATAAATCTTTAAAAGATTTACAAAATACAGGAACAACACTTGGTAGTTATATATTACCAGTATTAAATAATATTATTAATACTATAAAAAATCCTTTTGGTGATTGGGTCAAAGATGACTTTAAAAGAAAAATGGATACTTTAATGAATAAAGTCAAAAAAGACTTAGAAGATACAAAAAAAGGTGCTAAAGACTTAAAAGATGAATTGGATAATGTTGCAGAAGTTTTAAAACCTAAAGAAATAGGTGTTGGATTTACACAATTATCAGAAATATTTAAAAAAAATCAAGGGTTTAAAGTAGGAGAAATTATACCACAAACGAGTATAGAAAAATCAAATGAATTAATTGCTTCTATTGGTAATTTAAAAACAGGATTTACAGACTTAAATACATTTGTAATGACAGGTGTGAATTTATCTGAAGTATTTTCTGTGGCTAAAGAAAGTGCAAATGATTTAAAAACTGCAACAGAAGTTTTAACAGAAGGATTTAAAAATATTGCTTTTGCAGTAGCAGCTTCATTTGTAAATATGGCTATGGCTGGAGATAAATCTATATTACAAATAATAAATTCTTTAGCAAAAATGATATTACAAATGACAGTAGCTTTAGTTATTATGACCGCTTTAAGAACATTGATGGGAGATGTACAGGCAACTGCTCAATTAGCAACAACTCTTGCGGTTGCAGGGGGTATTATTGCTGGTGCTGGATTAATAGCTTTAGCAACAAATGAAAAACCTAAAGAATTTGCATCAGGTGGAATTGTAACATCACCAACTATAGGAATGGTAGGGGAAGCTGGAAGTGAAGCAATCATTCCATTAAGTAAATTACCACAAATGATGGGAGCTATGAGTGGTGGTAATTCAAATGGTCAATTTACTTTACGAGGACAAGACTTAATTTTAGCACTTGAACGTGCTGGTAATTTTAAAGCAAGAATAACGGGATAATGATATGGCTTACGGTGAATTATATAATGTAAAATTTTATGATCCTGATGAAAATAAATTTCAATTACAAATTTATGAAGAAGGTTATGTTGGTGATATATCTTCTAATCTTACGCTAGGTGCTAATCCAGTAGTAATTTCTTATCAACAAGACAATGATTATTTTAAACCTATAATTGGTAGTTCTTGTAAACTACAGTTTTATGTAGAAGAAGGAACGGGTGGTGAAGAATGGGAATTAGAGGATACTAATTGGAATTTAGCAGAGTTTTTATGGAACGCAGAAGGAACAATAGATTTTCTAGAACCACAAAATGATAGACAATTTAAAGTTGTTATATCTTATCAAAGTGATACTGATGTATATACTACTTATTGGACTGGTTTTATTATTCAAGATTCTTTTACAGCTCCATTACAACCTTTTCCTTTTATTGTAGAAGCCTATGCTTCAGATCTTATAGGTACTATAGATGGATATGATTATGGACTTTCAACTGAATCACCTACTTGTTTTGATGCAATACGTGAATGTTTAAAAGATATAAATCTACAAAACGGACAAGCATCAATAGGAAAATCTTTAGATTTTGGATATAAAGTTTTATGTAGAATAAAGCCTACAGGTGAAAGTAATGGGAATCCTTTTTTACAAACGTATGTAATGAGTAAAGATGCAATGCAAGATGAAAATGGAAATGATATAGATAATAAAACAATTTTAGAATCATTACTACAAATGTTTAATTGTAGAATATTTCAACACGAGGGTAGATGGACAATCATATCTAACGATGCAATGAGTTTATCTAGTTTTGATGATGAAGGTGGTTCATATAATAAAGAGTTTTTAGCATATACAAAAGCAGGAGTAGGAGAAAGTAATATTATAATAAGTGATCCAGTTAAAAATATAAATAGCACACAAAATAATGATACGTTACAGCCATTAAATGCTGATTTTATTAAAATTACAAAACGACCAGCTATACGAAATAGAACTAATGTAAGAATAAAAGATTTATATAAAAATGAATTTAACAACGGTGGTTTTGAAATTGTAACTTCACCATCAGGAAGCACACCATCGTGGGGATTTATTCCACAAAATTGGACTATAGCATCATCAGAAGCAAGTACATCTTATTGTGTGGATTCTGATTCAGCAGATACTTCACAACCCACACCTATAGTTTATGGTATTACTCCTTACGGTGGTACATATTCTTTTTTAATGATTGGAACTTCTACATCTACACCAGCATCACCAACTTTAACAAATGCAACAGGTGATACTATTAGTGCAACTGGAACACCAATTAAATTTTCATTTGCAGTTTATGCTGATGATCCTAATGTTAGTGGATTACTTGCTTATGAAATAAGATGGCGTTTAAAAGTAGGAACATCACATTATTGGGATGTTAATAATGATAGATGGACTACAGCATCTACTATTAATACTTCTACTGGAGCATTGCAAGATCAATGGCTTTTATATGAATTTAATTTGAACACACCACAATCAACTGGTACAATTACTATTGATTTTTATACATCAAAAGAAACAGCTTTTGGAAATTCTGATTTTAGAACGTATTTTGATGATGTTAAATTAACAATAAATAGTGATATGGAATATTTCACATCTACAACATCTATAGATAAATCTGAATATAAATCAAATAGTGGTGTTATACCATCTCTAAACAATAGATTTGGAATGATAGAGGATGATGCATATACTAATTGTTTGGTTAATAGTTCTAATCTTGCAATTTCATCTTATACTGATTTTGATTTATCATCTACTTGGAAATTAGAAAACTTAATGGAATTAAAAAGATTAAATGATTTAACGGTTAATAATAATAGATATGAAGGAACTTTTAGAAAATTAAAATTATCAACTGGGTTTCTTGATCCTATTGATATGTTGACTTTTCCAAAATTAAATTTTACAAATCTTTCAAGTGTAACTGATCAAATGGCTATAGATAATTTAGAATATAATGTTTCTAAAAATAGAATAAAATTATCAACACATACTTCAAGACAAGGAAATTTAACGGTAGCTTCTGATATAAATCAGAATAGAAGTTTTTATGAATATAAACCTAAAGACTAAGATTTATCTTCTAGGTTTTTTAATGATTCATCTTCAACATTTAAAAATTCATCAAAATTTTTTAAATGTTTTTTATATGTATCAATTAAATTTCTTCTTTGTTTTAAGTCGTGCATAGAATGTGAACAACTATCAAGAAAGTTTTTCTTTAAAAACTCAAAAACATTCATACTGTAATTACTAAACTTATCCATCCAAGTGTAAATAACAATATTAAAAATAAGAAACCTTTTATATACTCTTTCATTTTTTTATTTTTTTAGTTTTACAAAAATCACATACTCCATTTTTTCTAGTAACAACTCTATAACAACATTTACGATTACAAAGATTTGTATTAATAAAATAATGTGTTATAATTTTAATTATGTTCTTCATCGTATTCTGCAATTAAATCTTTCGCTTGATTATACACACTATCGTTTACTACATACGTCATATCAATAGGTTTATCTACTATTATAGCATCACCTGACTCAGGTTGATATTCAGTCATCATTATTCTTAAATTTCTATGTTCATAAGAAACATAAAAAGTAAATATATCATATTCAAATGTCATTTCTTTTTACCTATTAATTCTTCAATCTCATTAGCTAATTGTTTCATAGACTTTAGTGTAGTCATTATAGGACTCTTTTCTATCTTATCCCTTAATGGTGTCTCAAACCTTTCTATTGACTTTTTAAGATGCTTCTCTGCGTCTTTCTTTTTTTCTTGATGGTTACTATCATTTTTCATATTAAATCGTTTAAAAGTTATCTAATTAATTATAAATTTTTTTCATAATGTTTAATATATCACTAATCTTTAAACATTCTTTTGATTCTTTTGTCTTATCGAGTAAAGAAATACTAAGTTTTTCTATCCTTCTTTTGTTTCTCATTTTTCTAGCTTTATCTACTGCTCTTTCGTAACTATTGTTTTTCATTTTGTTTGTATTTAGTTTGTTAAACATAATATGAATATATAAAATATTTTATATATAAAAAAATATTTATATACTTATTTTATAATTATTTTTTAGATTTATTATTTGAGAATGGATTCTTGACCAGTCATCTGATTCAAATTCATTCGTAGAATGTTCTATTTCACGTTTAAAGATGCGTTCTAATTTATGCAATAAAAGATATTTTCTATCAGCTTCGCTTTGATTCATTTAGGGTTTATTATTTTTTCTTTAATTAACATTTGTAATATTTCTACCCAGCTTTCTTTTTCTAATATGATATATTCTTTATTTCTTTCATTAGATTTTTTATGATATATGATTTTATAGTTTCCGTTCTGTTCTAACATATCTTGAAATATTTTATGATATGAAGGATTGTTTTGTGTACACTTAGCTTGAACACTAAATGGTGTCGTGTCAGTAAGATCTATTTTATTATCATCTAAATACTTAGATTTATATCGTGAGGTTTCACAATTTATCCAACCTAAGTCTTTAAATTCCAAACGTATCTTTCTCTCGTAATTGTTCCCTTTGTTTCGGTTTCGATTTGACATAATCAATACAAACTAAACTAATTAAACATAGTAATAAAATTTTAATTATTTTTTTTATTATCATTTCTTTCTCTAAATAAACTCAACCCTAGATATGAGTAATTAATCACGTCTGCAAAACGTGATTCAATACTTTCTGATTTTTTAAGATTAGCATTATTTACGTGAGCAAATATTGATTGTAGTTGCTTATCAAAAAATATAGACCATACTTTAAGTGATGAAATATTTAATCTATCTGCTGTTGATTTAAAATTATGAAGTACATCTTCATTTTCATTTGTGTACTCAGGTCTTTTGCCTTTCATTATATCTTTAGATAAAGTATCTAATTCTTTTACTAGTCTATCAAATTCGTCTTGTGTCATAATTTATTTAATTTATTTATTGTTAATTCTAACATAACTTTAACATAAGAATAACATAAGCCTTCTAAATATTTAATATACTTTTTTTAGTATATCATATTTTATTGGATCTAATTCTTTAATCTTAGATAATAATATTATTTGTTCTTGTTTAACTTTATATCTTTCTTCGCTTGTACTATCAACTCCTAAAGTACATTCAATGTGAGCCATCTTTTCCATTAAAGAATCTATTTTAGTCTTTATAAGTTTGTTGGTGTTGTAACATCCAAAGATTTCTCTTTTCTCGTGTTGACTTAAATCTTCAGTTGTCGGTGTCATAATTATTTTAATATATTTTTATAAATATGTTTTGCTATAGCGTACATCATTAAGGGGGGTACAGATCTTCCAAGTCGTTCTGTTTTATGTGTATATTTTTCTCCTACATAATAATCATCTGGAAAAGACATTAATCTTATTAATTCAGGAACCGTTAATTCTCTATTTTCATTCCAATGAATTAAACACGCACCTTTATTTCCTTGTCTTTGACAAATGGTAGGTGAAGGTTTATTTCTTACTATTCGTTGCAATCCATAATATCCATTAGGTGCATATTTATCACCACTTTCTCCTTCTTTAAGTTTATAAACATAATCTTTAACTATTCCATTATTATGTGTAGAATCTTTTATATCTTTTATTGTATTTTTTACATCTACACAAGCATCATAAGAACTTATTACTTTTTTTAAATTTTTTGGATATGTAATTTTTTTGTTTATATCTTTTCTAATACCAATAAATATTGTTCTTTCTCGTGATTGTGGAACGCCATAATTTTTAGCATTAAGAACTTTATATCTTACATTATAACCGCAATCTACTAATGTATGATATATTGTTTTTTTGTGTTCTCCAAAAATATCAATTTGATTGCTACCTAATAAATGTTTAGCTGACCCCATTGTTAATCCTTTAACATTCTCTGCAACAAATACTTTTGGTTGTATGTCATTTAAAATTCTAGCAAATTCAAAAAATAAATCATCTACTTGTTGAGTTGTGTCTGAATATTTTTTTTCTTTACCCCACGATTTTTCTCTTGAACCCGCCATACTAAAAGATGCACACGGGGGTGAACCATCTAAAATATCTAATTCTCCTTTTTTTAATTTTATTTTATTTAAAATTGTTTCTCCTTTTAATGTTCTAATGTCATTTGTAAAAACATAAGTATTAGGATAATTTTTAGAATATGTTTTATGAGCAGCTTCAATAAATTCATTAATAGCTAATATGTGTCCACCAGCTAATTTATACCCAGTAGAACTACCACCCCCACCGGCAAATAAAGAAACCACATTAAAAAGTTTTTTTTTGCTATTTTTTTTGACTAACTCTAAATTATATATAAAAGGTTTCATTTAATTAATAACCAACTTTTAAAATTTAATGATTGATAAAATGATTGTATTTTTTTAAAACCACTTTTTTTAAACATTTTTATGTTTTCTTTTTCTGTTAATGGTCGCATTATAGATCTTAAATCTATTTGTTTTTTTAAAATTTCTTTATAAGTAAAGTTTTTTAATTTTTGATCGTAATGTGAAAAAGTAAAAATATCTTCACAAAAACCATCATTTATATAAATTTTTTCAGCTACAATACAAGCACCACCAATATTAAGATTATTGTATATTTTTTTTAAAACACTATATCTTTTTCTAATTTCTAAAAATTGTAAAGTAAAAATTAATAATATTAGATTAGTGTTATAAAGTTTTATACTTTTATCAGTTATGTCTCTATTATAAAAAGAAATGTTTTTAGTTGATTTTTCTTTTAATAAATTTTTAGATATATCATAACCTACAAATGAAGAATTATTTTTATTAATAGAATTTAGTTTTTTTAAAAGTAAACCAGTAGAACAACCTAAATCATAAACATTAGAGTTTTTTGTTATAAAATATGTAGATATAGATTGTATTAATTCTATAAGATTATTGTATCCTGATATACTTTGATTGATATGATTATCAAAATTTTTTATAGTATCAAAACTAAATTTTTCTTTATTTGTTAGTGTCATAAGTTATTTTTTTATTATTAGGTAATACATAGTTTATCTTATCTATCATTTCATTATTTTCAAAGTCAGTAGTTCTAGGGCATTTCATAACAACTTTTTCCAAATCTTTTAAATCAATATCTTTTAAATCATAGTAATACAATTTATTTTCAAAAGCAACTACATAATAACAGTCTTTGTCTTTACATAATTGTATTAACTTATCATATTTATATTTTTCTATCATCCATTTATCATAAAATGTTTTACGAACTTTTAATTCTATTATACTTTTTATTGTTTCCATATCATAATGAGACATTTGCGATGAATCTTTGATGTCATCTATTCTTGATTTTAAATATTTTCTAACATCTAATTCATTTTTAAATATCATACTATTAAACTTCCATCATTGTTAAGTGTGTCCCAGTTAAATCCTGAAACAATATTTTTTTCTTTATAATTCTTATAGCTATCAAAGGCTATTCTCCAAGCAAGTTTTCCTTTTTCAATTAAATCTTCTGATAATGAATAAACTGCGACATCATAAGGATATTTATTTTCTATTGCTATAAAACGAAATTCTGACGGATCATATCCTAGTGCTTCACTATAGAAGCACGCTTGTAAATGATATGCATATTTATAAATAGAACTTTTAAATGCTTGTGGTGAAGCGTCTTGACAAGTTTTAATGTCGAGTATATATCTATCACGTTTAAGACCATCAGGTCTTACTCTAACGTCTATATCATCAATCTTACCATAATAACTATGTTCTACTTCATTAATATCTAAAAGTAGCTTAGAAGCTAAATTATGTGAATGAACATTATCTACTATATATTGTAACGCTTTATTTTCATCATAAGTAATTAATGTTTTGTTTTTGTTTTTTTCTATTATAGAATCTCTTTTTTCTCTATCTTTTTTTAAACGTAAGTTTATATCTTGAGGCAATACAATTATATCTTTATTATCAGGTTCTAATAAAACGCTATGTACTGCGTTACCAAAATTCATTGCACTAGAATTATATGGTGTTTGATTTAAAAAATGATACATAGATTTTTTATA